TATTTAAAACCATACTTCTCACACCAACTCGCATATGTAGATTTAGAACCTTTGTATAGTCTAGCATTAGGATTACTGAATACAAACCTTATGTCTAGGTCAGGGTGTTGCTCCCTTATCCTTAAGTGTTTGCTTCTGTCTGAGGGAATGAACCGTCCCTTTGTCTCAATTATTATTCCGTTGTCAAGTACGAAGTCAGGTGTGTAAGTCCTGTGTCTTAGGTCTTGCCACTTGATCTTCATCTTCTCATATGTGAACTTAACCTTTAGACTTCTTAGATACTTGGCTGTACGTTCCTCTAAGCCTGATCGGTAGTGCATTTAGGTGGCTCCCATATCTGACCTACAAACCTACGTAACCACAGAAGCCTACCATTTTCTATCACTCTGTCCTCATCACCATTGTAGCTTCTCAGGCAAGCCTCGTACATATCCTCTTCACTCTCGCAGTCCTCAAGTATCCTCTCAGCTTTCTTTGGGCCTATGCCATACAGACCTATGATGTTGTCAGCCTTATCTCCTGTCAGTATCTGTGAATAGAAGAACCTATTGCCACCTACCTTGGATACCCTAGAGAATGAACGTCTGTTAGGGTTGTAGTGGTGGCAGGGTAGCTGCATCATGTCCTTGTCAACTGACACAACAAGACAGTCAGACCCATAGTCAGTAGACCAGATACCTATGAGGTCATCTGCCTCTTCACCTTCAGATACTATAGCACCCCACTCAGATATCATGTGATCCCTGATGCCTTGTAGGTGTCTGGGTTTTTCTGCACCCTTCCTATTCCCTTTGTATTCATGGGTAATAGCTATGTCATACCTGAAGTTACCTTTGCCAGTAAGGAACACCTGAAACCCATCCTCAGATACTTCCCACATAACCTTGTTCAAAGCATCATCTATAAGTTCATCTACTTTATCAATTGCATCGTCTAAGCTACTGTCTTCACAAGAGAAAGCAGCACGATAGGCAAAGGTATCTCCGTCTACTAAGACTTGTTTAGCCATTTGATTATTTTCCTTGTAGTCTTTACGATATACATTATTAATAGGGCAGGGAAGAACGATAAACAGAATATGATAACACTATAGGTTATAGCCATAGGTATCAGTTCACTTGGATTCATTGTTCTTTTCTATTGATCTTTGTCTTTCACTCTTAGACATTGGCCTGATGTAAGACACTACCCTACCTGTGTTCCATCGTTTAGCTTCTTCTTCTGCCTCACCACGGTTATTAAACACCCATACTTTATGGTCTTCTGTCCAAGGGTTTTCCTTACGGACATAGGTAAACTCACCTAGCTCAATCTCAATCTCAACTGCGTAGGTCATCACTTATCCTTAAAGATGTAAGGCCAGTAAACTTCCTTAGCATCAGCCCAAGCTAACTTCATACCGATTACAAAACCGATAGCGCCTGAACAAACTGCAATACCTGTTATTGAATATAGTTCTGCTTCACTCATCTTGTTTCTCCTTTTCTGTTTCTAATCCTGCCTTAATCAGAGACACAAAGCCCACGTTAAAGATAGCCATGAAAGTCTCTGGATCACACTCGACTTGAAGAGTAGCACTGCCGTCCTCATGCTCTTCTATCTCTACTATTTTTACTTCACTCATCACTGTCTTCCTGTACCAAGTGCCATCCATGACACAGGGAATAGCTCATGCATCTTAACACTGATTTGTGCTGCCACCTTTTGTGTCTCAGCTTGGGTATCACTGGCACAACGCAGTAGGCACATATCAGAGAAGGCATCCAAGCTACCCGACCAGTACCACTCTGTCATTGTAGACTGTGGCAGTACCATACGTGCCTGTTCTGGGCAAACACCTACAACATTAATTAAACGCATGTAGTAAGATACTGCCCTTTCTAGTCGTTGTGTATAAACTTCTTCAAGAACTTCAACCACACCATCACTACCTTGTTTCTTATCTTCTGAGTGGCCTCTCCATACATCAGGTATGTAGAACTCAGGACGTTCATCCACATACCTACGACTGATCTCATTCCAACGTAGGAATTTATGCTTGACTAACTGTCGTGCCACAAAGACAGGTGCTTTGACATGGAAGGTAGCAAAGGCATGACCAAAGGGTGACATGTGTTTGTGCTTGGCTAGGTACTGGATCAGCTTGGTATCTTTCTGTGACATAACATAGACACCCTTAACCATATCAATACACTCAAGCTCACTCTTCTTACCAAAGCTAACTCTAGCTGCATTGACCACACTAAGATCACTACCCATGTGGTCTACGTATGTTGCCTCAATCATCCTTCGATCCTTTGTGTTTCTCTTTACGTACTGGCTTAGGTTTCTTCTTGTCAGGCACAACCCTTGGCCTGTACTTGGGTTGCCTCAAGTCCTTAGCCATTGGGTTGCGCCTGTTGTTCATCCTACCAACGATCCTCTAGTTCTAGTTCCTCGAATGGAACGTGCTCCAAGATACCCACCTTCTCTAGTCGAACAGATGCGGTTGAACCTGCCCCATAGATAGAGATTTTTACCTTGGCTGTAGTGCCATTACCTAGAGCACCATCCTCAATGTAATCCCAAGGAGAGTTGGTTACACCCTTGGTTACAGAAGGAGCACCACCAAAGTCTTCGATGCCAGATGGATGAACATTCGGACGCTTGAGTTTCATACCCTTACGTCCATCAGCTACACTGTATTCCTTGATCATTTGGTTTCCCATTGACTCAGTAGGGAACCCAAGGTCTACCATGCGGTTGACTTCTTCGTCATCCTTTGGGATGAACACAGTATTGTACTGACCTTGAGTACGTTCGTGATACTCACTGTCATCCATGTTGTCTGTGTGTAGTCGGGCATAGTAAAGTGAGCCTTCAAATACACCGTATTTAGTTTTAGCTTTTGCCATTCTTATCTCCTTTAGGCGTTGCTGATTTGTTTAATATACACGAAAAGACATAGCTTGTCAAGAGATAAATTAGAGGAAAGATAGAAATAATTATTCCTAGTATACTCAATGGGTATCCTTCCAGTTCTTGCCAATGTCTGTCGATCCTGCTAGTGGACATAGCATACTGAACTTAGCTCCTGTGTCCACGATACTCTGCCTTTGCATATCACCTAACTGTTCAGCTAACTGATACGATCCTTTCACTTCTGTCTGCCATTCATCGTGAGGCCATGTCACTAGCTTAAATGGAATGTCGTTTAGCTTGGCTGTCCTTGTCCATTGCAGTGCTGCGTGTTTCATTATGACACTCTCACCATTCTGTAGCATACCTGCCAGTGCCTTGTGCTCAGATGGTACTACAACCTTACGTCCATCCAATCCCTTGAAGTGTCCACGTTTAGCTACATGGGGTATGACCTTCTTCTTTAGATCAGAAAGTCCTTGGATAGATTCCATAAAGTTATCAACAGCTTGCTTGGCTTCACGTTGATTGACCTTAAGTATCTGACTAATCTTAGCTGTACCTGCCCCTAGTAGGAAGGCATAGATGAATGTCTTAGCCATGTCCCTAGTGATGTGTGACATACCTAGAGCCTTACGGTTAAGGTTGTGTATGTCTGTCTCGTCCTCTTTCTTACCTGACACAATAGCATAGACATACTCTTCTGACTTCATTAGGTGTGCCAATACTCTCAGTTGGATGCCCTCAGCATCTGTGCCAATCAACCAACTGTCCTCTGGTACTGACCACAATGCCCTGAACTGTCCGTCATACTTAGCCTTCACCTCATCGACTGATGACTTAGGATCACCATGAAACTCAGCAGGTATGTTAGCTTGGTTAGGTGCTTTGTGTGCCATACGTCCTGTCCATGCACCTATGCCCATAAACCTACCATGAATACGGCTATCTTCACCACAGTGACCAAGCCACTCCACCAGTGAGCTTCTGCGTCCTTCAAGTGTCAACCACTCAGTTAATCGTTTGGCTCCTGTAGGTGCTGTCTCAGGCAGTGTGCTAAGGTTTTCCTCAGATAGTGTCCATCCATACCTAGCAAACTTAGCCCCACGATCTTCTATTTTCGGTGAAGTGAACGGTAAAGGTCTACCATAACGAAAATATAATCTGTGATGCTCAATGTGTCCTTTGGTTTTGTCCACTGGTTTCCAACCTGCATCCCATAGCCTTTCGATACGCATCTTAGGTGAGGCAGGGTTGAACTCTACCCAATCATAGCATATTAATTGGGGTGGGTAAACTGATTTGTCAACCTTTGTCTTAGCATATTTTACTATCGCATTGGCTACACCTGCTACTGGTGAACCATCTTTCTTCTTACGGTAGAGTATTCTATTCACCTCTTCTAGTTGTGGTGGAAAGTCTACTTGGAATCCTTCCTCTAGTTCTACCTTACGTAGTTCTATCTCATCTAGCAAGTGGTCAGCAGTCTCCTTCTCGAAATAAAAACCATTGCTTGTCATCTCTTCACATAGTATTTGTATGTCGTGTTCACACCTAATGGAACACTTCCACTGAGGGTCTTGTATAACTGGCAAGAACTTCTTAAATAGTTTAGCAGTGACAACAACATCCTGATGACAGTAGTCGATCATCTCTTGTGTCAAGACAGAGTAGTCATTGAAGTCCATCTTGAAGTCACCTAGTCTTTTACCCCAAGCCTTGAGACTATGACCATCCTTTAATCCATAGTCTATAAGGCGAGACAGAACAAGAGTATCAATAACCATAAAAGGATTGATGCAATCTTTCTTGACAAGTCTGTTGATAACACCAACATCAAAGCCAATCCCATTGTGGAAAACAAAACGGTCAACTGTACTACAAAACTCAATGAACCTATCCCTTTCCTCTGGTATTGTATCCACATTCAAGAACTGGTATGTCTCTCCTGTGTCTACGTCCTGACCACAGACAACCCAGATGCGTGTAGCATCCAGAGAATCTGTCTCAATATCCATAGCAACTATCTTAGTCATCATAAAATCCTGTTAAAATTTGCACAACTGTCACAGGCCATATAGCTGACACCATTGCAGCCCTAGTCTGATCCATCTCGTCATGCTTGTCAAGCAGATGGAAGATGGTAACGACATGAAGGTAGTGTAGTGCAGCACCGAATAGGTATATGACACCTGCGGTGATCATCCATATATCAGTAGTCTCCATACTTTTCCTCTAGTGTAAAGGACGCAGTGTTAAACTTGAGTTGACCTGCGTATCCTGTTGGGCCAACTGGCCTGTTCTTTGTGACCAGTAGCTTAGTTGTATTACGTTCATCAGCATCCTCTGCCATCTTGTCCCTCTGTAGTTCGACAACAACAGATGCTCGTTGCTCAATCATACGGCAGTACTTGACAGCACCATCGTCATTGGTGTGTCCGATAGTAATGATGCCGACACCTAACTCAGCAGCTAACTTGGATAGTCTGACAGATAGGTCAGCTAGGAATTGTTCCTTGCCCTCATCCCCTGCCATGTTAGCAGCTATGTCCTGTATCGGTTCAAAGAATATGTACCGAACACCACATGCCTGAGAAAGATACCTGATATGATTGAGAATGTCAAGGGGATCATCCTCATCATTCAAAAAGAATTGGTATAGCTTCTCGTCCTTGGTTAGGTCAACGATAGCATCCTGTACTATTTCGTGTGCCTGTTCCTGTTCGATCAAGTCCTTGCGTGTCACGTTAGTACCTAAGTGGTACGACACAAGACCTAAGATACTACG